AGAAGCGGTGATGCCTAGCACTTTTGTATTATTTTCAGAACCGCCTATATCCGGAACGGATTGTGCTGAAGGGGTTGTACTATTACTTACTGTAAATGATATAGGCGTACCAGATGCAGCGTATACGTTTCTATACAGGTTGTTTATTTCACCTTTATAATTGGCTGTAGCATCTGTATTATACTCAACACCGGACAAATACTTCGAACCAGCAAGCGAAACATTTTCTATCCTTCCGTTTGTTATTGACAAATCATTTACTGCTCCGGAGGGATCATTGATCCATTCTATAAAGTTCGTGGTATTGTCTGTGGTTAAAGAGTGTATTACCCTTATATAATTCCATCCAACCTTTTGCTCGTTTGTATCTACTTTATATTTTGCTGTTCTGTGTTTAAAAATATACCACTCTGCTCCGTTACCATCAAACGAAGAGGCTGTCACCGAAACGTTTGTAAAACCAGATTGTCCAGTTAAAGAGTTAGCAGAACCAGAGTTTGGATTACCAGCACCAACTAATCCAGAAAGGGAAACGGAATGTATTACAGTTCCATTTAGTTCAAGTTTAAGCGTTCCTTCGTTTGCGTTTCCAAAAGCATCATTAGAATATGAGGTGTTTCCGTTTGATATCAGTTCGGTGACACTATGGTTTATAAACCCGGTTATATCTTGCGTGCCATCGTAAACACCCAATCTTATGTTGTTACCCTCAACGGAGGCAGAGTATATGCCTGTTCTTCCGACAGCAGGAAAACCAGCGGCTGTTGCAGAGGACGTATAGTCGGTAACTGCATTAGACGCTCCAAACGATAGCTTTGCCGTGACACCATCAGTGACTTCTTCATTTATAGAACTTACAGCAGGAGCAGGAGATGGTGCTAAAATTTTCAAAACCTCATTGAACCTATCTATTGTAGTACCTATCGCTGTTGAAGTAGTAAAGTCTGTGAATAAACCATCAGTGTAATCTCCATCTTCCGCTGCTCCAATAGAACCACCGGAACCTCCTCCTCCACCCGATGAAGAAGTGAGCACTACATTGTTGTTTGAATCTAGAGCGAGGTAACTGGAGGTTGTAGCAGTTCCTGCACTTAATGCAGTTAACTTCAAAGCAGATCCTGTTATACTACCAGACACATGAACCTTCAAGCCAGTTGGTTTTATTTCAAATATACCGGAGGATAATGTTTTAAGGTCTGTGTTTACATTTGATGAGACCCCAAATACAAACTTTGAATAAGACAATCTTAACTGCGTATCGTCGGCTTTTAAAACTTCTAGTGTTTTTTGTGGATCTGCGCGCCCAATGCCCACTCTGTTGTTTGATGAATCAACTTTTAACGTATCAGTATCCACAGTTAAATCACCAGTTACCCCCAGACTAGTAAGGGTGCCAACTGAAGTAACATTTGTTTGAGCCGCTGTGGATAGGGTTCCTGCTATATTTGTAGCAGATAGTGTAGCACTATTTGGATTGTACGTAAAAGTACCAGTGTCATCTAATAGACCATTTGACTCATCATGAAACACAACAGGGAATGCTGTATTGGCTGTACTATCGGTCACTGTTGCTTTAGTGACTGTTCCGGAAAAAGTATCAGCGGTCACTGTGCCAAAAAAGGCAGCGGCACCAGATATTTCTGTCGAACCTGTTATGATTGCAACTGAAAGCGGAGAAGTAACTGAAGCAGCAGTTATGCCGCTTAACTTAGAACCATCTCCATAATAGAATGATGAAGATACACTGGTCGAGGCAGATACTGAATTTGAGACAAGTATTGAACCAGTAAATTCATGTATATCGTCGGCTGAGTCTCCAAACTTGCTGGAACCTGTTACTGTTAAATTTGTAACATTTTTATTTGTTACATCTAAATTAAAAGCGTTAGCGTTAACGGTACCAGAAACATTCAAAGTACCTGTTAACGCTACAGTAGAAGTACCAATATTGTATGTAAAATTTTCTGATCCGGAGAGGCCTTGGCCGACTTTAATTTGTACAGAATCATTAACACCACCAGCATTACTACCACTTATGTAAGCCCAGCCGAAATCGCTCATTTAAACCTCTCTTTAAAATGTGCTACATGCGGCAAAAACTCTCACATCGGCAGTGTCACCTACAAAGGCTACCCTATCGATTCCAGCTATTTCAAATGTTACCATTTCTCTGTTTGCTGCTGTTTGTGAACCCTCAGCGGTGCCGCTATCGGCTACTGTTACTGTTGCAGGTGTAGAGCCATTTAGTTGATTAACGGGAAACCACTTACCAAAAGCATGGGCATACCCATAAATTGTTACATCTAAATTTCCCCCGTCATTTTTATCTATTACCAAAACATGAAGAAATCTTTGACTTTCTGTGCTATACCCATCGGTAACGGCATCAAGTGATGCAACTGCGACGACATCAACTTCTGCTTGATGTTTGCCTGCTATATTTTTTAGTTGCCTAGTTCTACCAAAACTATTATGCTTATGTACTGACATTTCATACTCCTTAAACTACAATAAATAGTCTATTTTCTACGTTTTCTCTCTTCTTTAATTCTTCGACGAACAGCACGTGCTTTTGCTCTTCTTCGTTTTTCAGAGGGTTTGGTATAGTGGCGTCTATCTTTAACTTCATCGATTATACCGAGTTTTTTACATTTTTTTATAAAACGCTTTATTACTCTCTCGATGTTGTCCTTTCGACGGACCTTCACAGAATAGTTAGTACCCATTATTTACCTACCATTTTTGACCATATCGCAGATGACTTGTTCATGATAGAAGAAATATCAACTCCGGCATCGTCAGGATCAACTCCACTTAAGGCTCCATGACTAGCTTGTCCTTGGGCGGGTGCTGGTGTTGTTCCTTCAAATAAATCAACACCGTTATATGCATCAATACCTATAGCATTCATTATGTGTTTTTTCTTTTCATCAAGTCTTGCTTTTGCTTGTTCATCTGTTTCATATTGTGGTTTCTGTTTTGTCGGAAATCTTTGTTTAGTCTCAACGATTGGTTGACCCATTCCCTTTACAACCTCAGAAACAACTGAGGAAAGTGCGCCTTCTTCAAATATAACTTCACGAATACACTCTTTAATCAGTGGCTTTAAAACTTGTTTTAAATCTTTTTTATTCATCAGTCCCTCAAGATCTTACTAAATAGATTGTCAATTTGGTTTTCTTTGTTCTCTTTCATTTTCACTCTAAACGTATCAGAACCAAATTTTTTTCTTTTTTCATCTGGGTATACAAACGCATTTGGTGTTGACGGTTCTGATACAATATCAAAGCAAATAAGCTGAAAGTCTTCATTGACTGTGGATGTTCCGTCTATTCCCTCATTAACTGAGCCTAAGCCCCTGGATGAGATCCCAAGCTTTACACCCGCGTTGATAAGGTCTTTTAGGATACGACCTGACGGCGTGTCTAGGACTTTTATTTTGCCCATTACGTCATCACCTTGCCACCAGCATTCAACAACAAGGTGTGATACATTTTTTAAATTAATAACAGAATCATCAGGGTGATCTAGTTCACCTGTGGCTCTGTTGTCTTTTACTATCTTTTGATAATTTATAATTTCTTTTTCTAGAACTTTCTTTGGGTACACTCGTCCATTTCCGTTTTTCTTTCCGGCTGTTTGTATTCTTCCGGTAAGATAAACAACACCTTCTTTAATAACCTCTTGTTTTTGCCTTTCACTTAAAAGATCAAGGCAACGGCCATCAGGACACAGTTCAAAAAATTCTGTTAATAATTGTTTAGTCATTTGTTTCTCCAAATAAGCGGGCATCACCCGCCTGGGTCAGCTGCCTGAACAGCATCGACGAACCGGTTGTAACATCCATTTTTTCATCATTTTTTCTCCGTTGTTTGTTGTTTGTTTTTCTGATCATTGAGAACGTTTTTAAGTTCTTCTTTAATCATTTTTTGTAGTTGTTCTTTTGTTACTTTCACAGTTTACTCCTTTGCGAACAGTTGCAGTTTACTTTTTGGCTTTGGTTCCTGATTCCGTCATCATTTATCACCATAGATAACAAATAAGATGTACCAGCAGAAATACAGCCACAAACAAACGCGTTTATTATATTATAATCAAATGTAAATAGTTCTGTAAAACCGTTTATGGAAAACAAAAATACTCCGACCCAGAAACCCATACAAAGCGGACAATGAAAAAGCGTGTTCCATTTCTTTGTATAATCCTTTGGAGGTCGGAGATCTTCAAAGATCTTGCCATAGACAAGAATAAAGGTCATGCCGTAACAGGCAAGAATAAAATTTAACATTTAAACTCCGTTATGTTTATAGTCCCTGTTCTTTCGCTAGTTCATCAGAATACACATCCGGGAAACGTGTAGCCCCTCTGTCGGATAGTTGTTTCTCTAGCCATTTCATATCTTTGCCATTCTTTAAGTATCTGATATTCAATAGGTGATTTCTTATTAGTTTTTTGTAAGTTTGCTCTTCAGCACTTGTGTTCTGCTTTTCAAACGAATGATCGGTTGCTAATTTGTCTGGGTCTCCGTATAAGCCAACATCACAATCATCATCCGGATCAGGAGTGCTTTTGTTGTAATCGAACTCTGAGTTTTTATCGCCTGTCTCTCTTTTGGTATATTCACCAGATGCTTCTATTTTATTCCAAACTTTATCTTTTGCCACGTCGGTTGTTCCAGCAGAGTGGTCCGATGTTACTCCGTATCCTTTATCTTTTGCTATAACGAACAATGAATCATATAAAATTTTAGAAAAACCTTTTCCTCTTGCTTGGTCCTCAGTATAAACTGCTTCCACTTCGTAAGTTTTTGGAATGCAAGGTTCATTTGTTTGGCCGTATGTCATATATCCAACAATGTAGATGCCATTGTCTACAATAGTTGGCATCATGTGATATAATATGAGTTCACCATTATCTCCATTATCTTCATGAAAGAGAGACAGTTCAGCGAACTTTTCCGGTTGATAATCGTACAAAGGACTTTCAGTCAAGAATCTACGCCAGTTTTCCATTATTAGTTTCATTAGTAAGTGTACCTTCCATATAAATAAGGAGCAAAAAGGTTGTGTTGTCTGATGGACCCTTTCTCTTCCTCATGGGGGACTTCTCCAAGTTCAGTTGAATTTTCATTATCTGGTTTTAAAAGAGCATCTTCCATTTGCTCATCGTGTCCTTTTGTTGCCTCAATGTACGGTGCCTCTGAATCTATCCATTCGGAAACTTGGTATAATGTAGCTTTAATCGAATCTCTTTCTTTTGACTCGTGTATTTTACCCTCTAGAGAGCCATATACATTTCCACCCTGTATGGAATCATATTGTATGATACCGGCTCTTCTTAGATATTCCATGAGTCGGGCTTCTGCGCCATATACGACTTCTGACATCAAGTCTTTTGCAAAAGCAACTACTTTCTTTTTATCAGGCATGATAACAATGTCAATGTCTTTATGATCGAATATCATAAGATCACCATTTAGTGCTTTTCTCATATTAAGAGAGAAGTGCAAAGTGTCTTTTCTGGAATTGACTATCTCAACATTTATCGTAGGCTTTATTTCAACTTCTATATTTTTTTCTACGTCGACTTGTATAGTTGGATCTGGTTTTACAACTTTAACTTTCATTTTTATTTATCTCCGCAAACAAATCTTGAATATAGAATAAGTCTTCAACCATTCTTTTGTCAATTGGTTTTTTTGAAAAACTATCCAATTTTTCTTTAACTTTTAATATCTTATCACCATAACTAGTTTCAGATAAAATACTTGCTTGTTCCTTCAGTCTTCCAAGTTCTTCATTAACAAAAGTTTTTAAACCCAAACCATTATCTGAGAAAGACGTTATGTAGTTATTTAGCAGTTCTCTCTGTTCTGGTTGTAGGCTTCTTTCATAAGTTTCATTAAATTTGTTGACAAAGGTTCTATACTCTAGAGAATCCAGAGGTTTCATTTTATCTTGTTTAATTGGCGTAGAACGTGAAATAACAAGCCCTTTTATTCTATCCTCTATCAGCAGTCTAGTTTTTGGTTTTAAGCTACTAGAATGGAAGTATTGGCCAACAGAAGCTATGTTTTTATAGTTGGGTATGAAGTTTCCAAATGCTTGCGGAATATGAAAGTTAAATTCTTTTATTAAATTAGTTTGAGCGTTGAATATCTCTTTTCTATCTAAAGCTTCCCAATCTTTTTTCACTTCAGTTATGAACCTTTGTCCAAATTTTTCATCGAGTTCTTTTGTCTCTAAGAGTTGTTTATACATCTGGAGATCTTTATAAAGTGCAGATCCGCTTGAAAAGTTATTTTTAAGAATTTCAACCACCACTTGTTTTGTGGTCTCGTCCTTTCGTACGATTGCTTTAGTCATTTCTTTTATAAGACATTCGTAAAGAAAAGCGGTATTTCTTTTCTTATTGTGTTTCATGTTGTTTCTCCTTTTTATACAAACCTTCTAGTAAACCTTCAACTTCTTTAGAGACAGAAAATATTTTCTGTTCATCCAAATCTGCCTGTTCATGCATTGTGTTTAAACTTCCGTATCCATAACCACCGGGGAACGCTGTTCTTTTTGTTGTGCCATGTTCGCCTCCCATCGCCGTGTTCTTAAGATGCTTTGTTATACCACCTTTCCTGCTTTTTTTGAAAACTGCTGGGGGTTCTATAAAACTTTTATCATCTCTTTTGGCAGGAGGAGGTTCGGCGAGAAGATCAGTATCACCCCCTTCCGCACCTCCGGTTTCTCCGGCAGGTGTCTCGCCGCCTCCAAGATCGCCGGCGGGAGGCGTCGCAGCATCACCGCCAATATCAGCAGTGCCACCAAGATCACCCATTCCACCAGCGAGTCCCCCATCGCCCCCAGCGCCTTCGGCTGATTCACCACCAGCCGATGCAGCCTCAAGTTTTGCAGAGTATTTTTTATCAAAGAACATTTCTCTCTGATTTCGCAGAAACTCATCTTCAGACATACCCAATAGGTTTTCTGCGATCCATCTTTTTGAGAAGTAACCTTCAGTTGCGGCACCAGCAATATCAAACTTTTGTTTCCAATGTTCAAGTTCTTGCAATTCAGCTATTTTTGACGGGTTGTTTAATTTAAGTTTAAACGACAACAGATCATCTTCTCTGTATCCTAAAGTGTATAAATGTATTATTCCTATCTTTTCAAGTTCAGAAGTTACAATTCTTTGTAACCTTTGAATAGTTCTAGCAAAGCGAATATCTTTTTGTGCTAGCGTGGTCTTATCCTCTGTTGCTCCCTCTCCCATACTAAGATAAGATTGCGGTATCTTGAGTGCTGAGAACAATTTATCTCGAAGATATTTGACATCATCAATACCACCGTTATAGGACGCACCCGGTAAGTTTGTAATGTCTGTGTTGCTTTGTCCTCCACGGATGGGTATATAATAATCTTCTTCAACAGACATTGGGTTATATCTCAAGTCCACCCTACCAGTCTGTGGGTTGACCACCTGATGGCGCTTCATTTGAGTCATGACTTTTTGCATATACTGTTCAACTTCTTGTGGAGGAATGCCACCAACATCAATCTTAAATACACGCCGCTCTGGTGCTCTAACAATGCGATAAGCCATCATTGCATCTTCTAACAGAATTAGTTGTCTGTGTATTCTCCTTGCAGGTTCTAAAATAGAAGTTCCATACGGAGCATGCTTATCGTTACCTAATACACGAAAGTGAGCCACCTGCCAGTTTTCTAAAGTAAGACCAGCGGAGTTCCATTGATATTGTACATAATTTGGGTTTGACTCATCTTCGCCCTCAAGTCTTTCTATCTCACGTGGAGGTAGACCAATAGCGCTTCTTATACCTAAGTGCTCATCTATATCTAAGTATAAGAAGAAATCACCGTACTTGCACATTGTTCTACAATACCCAAATAAGTTTTGTTCTATATTTAAAATATTGTGATACAAGTTTTTAAGAATATGTTTTATTTCTTCATTAGGGCAGCTTACACGCATCATTGGCCTAATGTCAGTATGCGTGGTCATCTCATCGGCATAAATATCTAAGGACGAAGCAATCTCTGGGACGTACTCCATCTCATCAAAATCAACATATCGCTCCGACCTGTTTCTGTTGGAGATCATATTGAGGGTGAGGCCATTTATTGGATTGTATTCGTACTTTTTGAACTGCTTACCAGAAGCAGACCTGAACTTAGAAGAATACATATCTAGTTGCTTTCTTCTAAGCTGTCTTCCTGTTTGTGTTCTTCTTTGAGTTATTGGACCAGAAAACAATCTAGTCAGTGCTTTAAATAAATCTGACTGTGGATTGTAGGGTGATTTTTTGTTTCTTTTCGCCATGCTTTAACCTTGTTTGTAAATAAATAGTTTATTTTTACTATAAAGTCATCCTTTGAAAATCCAAACAAATTCTTTTGCTTGTTTGATTTCATCTTCGTATTTTTGTTCAAATGTTTTATTGTGCTCGCGCATACCAGGAATTGTTGTTGTAAGTGTTTTATTTGTCGAATACATCGAGTTGACTATCGCCTTTTGGTACTCCACTT